AGGTGGTCTTTGAGGTGGCTGTCCTTGCTGTGGCTGACCACCCTGTGGCTGTCCTTGTGGTTGTGGTTGGCCTCCCTGCATCTGTTGTTGCATTCTCATTTGTTGTTGCTGCTGTGGGTTCATAAGGAAATCATCTACATTCTTAAAACCCATTTGCTCATAAAGGTTCTTGACTATATTATATACCCAGGCGTAGCTACCCCAATAGGCAGTAGAACCTCGCTTGTAATCTGTAGCATCTGTTGAAGGTTGTTTACTTGCTCCTGTTTATCACTAACGCCCATACCTGAATTAACTACCAAATCAAACTGACCATCCAAGTCATCAGGATTGATTTCAAGCTCCTCGTTAGTGAGCCTTATAATCTGCTTTTGGTCTATAAACTTCATATTGCTTTCTATAAGCATCCTAAATAATCTCTTGAAACCTGTTTCAGCGAATATACGAGCTATAAGCTCTATACGCTGTGAACTTGCCTGCATAATAAGATTAATACCTGTAGCAGTCTTGTTAAGAGTATCTGTTGAAAGCCCTTGATTGTATCTTGTTATACCTGTTCTGTTTTCTTTAGTAGCATCCAAATACTCTAAGAAAGGCATAGTAGCCTCATGTATCTGCTCATAAGGCACGGGATTGGCTATATCCCTCAAAGGAACTTGCCCTTTGGTTCTAATGACTTTTTTATTGTTTAAAAAGTCTTTTATATTTACAAAATCCTCATTTAAGAACATCCTGCCGTTGTTACTCTGTGCTATATTATATGCCATCTCTTTGCCTAATAGAGTCTTCAAGTTCTGTATCTGGCCTATAAGGTCTGCAAAGGAATTGCCTGCTACCTCAAAAGGCTCTAATATAGGAGCCAGTATGGCGAAAGGTATTTCCTCAAAGGTGTTTTCCTGAACAAGCAATATATAGTTGCCCGCATAAGTAACTATCACATCTTCCAAAAGACCGTCGTCATTAACATCTATCTTACCATAATACTCTTTGATAGTCAGTTTCTTACGAGCCTCATCTGCGTCATTGTCATAACTCCCGTCCTGTGCTGGGTTTTGCTTTTGTTCTATAGTGCCTACGTCCCTATCTACAGTCTGTATAGCCTCTTCAATATTATCATAAACTCCCTCCTTCCCCTTTCTCCGGAGATAATCAGCTGTTACATCTCTTTTGTGTATAGCGTACGTCATATTGTCCTGAGTGGTGGCCTCAGGGTCGAATAAAAACTCATCGTGTGGAAGCAATGAAATCTCAGGCTCATTGGCTTTCACAAGTTTTTGGTTATATTTAACTTTATACATATATGTAGGCTGAGATTCAACATCTAAAGTCTCTACTTCTTCTATGCTTTTAATCTCTATATTAGGGTCTTGTTGCAGTAACTCCATCTGTTCTACGCTGATAACTTCTTCATAATTCTCTGTATCATAATCACGCTTCCATGTTAATTTTACAGCAGCCAAACCTGATATAAGAGCAGATTTGCACCACTTATAAAATAACATGAAGCCGTCATTCTTTCTGTCTAACTGCCAATTAGCAAGTTTCTGATGTATCTTAGCTTTATGTTCATCTTCAGCAGTACGGCCTGTAGCAGTTAAAACTTCCTGAGACCCATAAAAAATCCTCATCATACTCGGCATAATCCACTCTATAGTGTCCGCCACATCTGTAGATTTAAACTTAGATTTCTTATGCAAATCAGGCATTAGCTCTGCATAATAACTATCATCGGCGTTATGTAAATCTATCCTTTCCATAATCTTAGGAAGGAGATAACTATCATAATAAGCCTGAGCATTTTCCTCATCTTGTCTTACTATATTAAGTATCTGTGAATCGTCTATCTTTGTTTTCAACTTACCACCCCGCAGCCATTTCTGGTATTTCTATATCCATATTCCAAACTACTGATTCAGTTACTGCTGAAACAGGAGCGTAGAAAGTCAGCGCCAAAGCGTCACCATCATCCGGTGACCTGCCTAATTCCTTCTTAGTCCAATCTTTAGCCCTTAGTTTTATCTTACCTGACTTATTAAATTCATAGTATACACTACTTAAATCCGCCAACAAATCATCATCTTTTTTGATTTTCATACCTAATTTCAGCTCTTCTAAGAGCCTCATATACATTTCAGACCTCTTATTAGCTGTCCTTGGGTCTGCACTTCTACGAGTAACATCAGCAGCCTGAGCATTATTCCCAATGTGAGTTCTTAGTCTGTCAAACACACCCGCTCCTATGCCTATAGTGTCCACGAAGATTATAGGCTTAGTTTCAGCATCATGGTTGTTATATTCATACATGATAATATCAGCTAATTCCATGGTATCTTTATTATATTTCTTAACTTTTTCGTATGCATGCCTTCCTTTTCTCTTCCAAATAACTGAGGCGTCGTCCCCAAATCTCGCTACGTCCACTCCCCAAACTTCTGTGCCTGACTCGTCTACTGTCTTTTCTGAGTCCATAGCCTCATCTATTAGCCCGAAAGGTATTAAAACCTCTTTACTTGCCTGTGGAAACTCGCCTAAAACACGAACTCTGTATATATCACTATCACGACCGTATTTTTCCTCCATCTGAGCGACCCATTTATTGTTTACATTTTCTGAGTCCTCAGCGTTGAAGTGGTGACAAGTCCAATATTTAGAGTGCTTATTATGCGATTCGTAAAAATAACCTTCTGTTCTCGTAGGGTTACCTGTCATAACCACCAAACTATTGTCGCCTGTCAAAGCACCTTCTGACACTTCAAAAACAGCGTTGTCTATACCTGATGCTTCATCAAGTATAAAAAGTAAAGTAGTGCCGTGAAACCCTTGAAGGGCTTCAGGGCTTTCTTTACGAGCAGTACGAGCAGCAGCGAAGTTTTTATTAGCACAGTATATTTTATCCGTAGTTATTTTCAGCTCATTCTGAAAATGTTCCGGCATCCTCTCGCTCCACTTCTTAATCTCCGGGAACAAAATATCATACAACTGATGCCCTGCCGGGGCTGTACAAACAGACTTAGCATCATACTTAGTTAGTAATACCCATAATACTATCCAAGATAACATAGCACTTTTACCAGTACCGTGCCCTGAACGTATAGTTATCTTAGTGTCGCCTCTGTCGATACTGTTTAATACTTCTTTCTGTTGGTTAGTAGGCTTGGCCTCTAACACATATAACACAAAGTATAAAATACTGTTGTGTATTTTTTTAAGAACTCTCTTGTCTAATGCATCCAAATGCATTATTTCTTATCTCCTTTGCTATCTATATCTGATAAAACCTGTGAAATTGATACACTACCTGAATGCTCTAAATCTTGTTTGTCCTTCATACCAAAATTATTTTTGGCTAAAAAGATGCTGAAAGTGGAATTATATTTATTAGTCAAAGCGTTGTTAACCAAATCCTCACGGCTTAAAGTTTGTAAACGTCTGTAAGCCTCTGGAATATCCTCCAGCCTTTTATAAAACGTGTCATAATGTATGCCTATAAAAGCACAAAAACTCTCAATAGTTTTTGGCTTACCTTCTTTGTTACAATGCTCTATAAAATCATCAATCTGCTTGTGTATATTGGAAAAGTCGGTTTTTTTCATAAAACACTCCTTTGTGAAATTTTCATTATACGTAACAATATATGCCTATAGAAAAAAATTTCAAGGGGAAATTTTAATTTTTCTCAAATTTTTTATAATTTTTTTCATAGTCTAACTTCCCTAACTAAATTTATTAATACCCTCTGAGAGTCCGTGAGAGGCTCTGTGTTTTGAGAAAGACACTTGATGAGTACAAAACCATTTGAAAATTTAAAATTGCAACACAGTTTAAATTTTAGCCTCTGAGAATAATATTAGTTTATTTCCCTGATATACTCAAGCCCGAGTTTTATAACGAGGGGTTGAGAAGTATATAATTTTTTTTAGTTGACACACAGCCCGAAACTTTCCTTTGAAAGTGAGGGCTATAAAGTTTACGAGACTGGGTAGCCTAATCTACTCAGTTGAGTAAACTGTACTTTTTCTTTTTTT